CATCCCTATAAATGAATATAAGTACTGATAAAATTATGTTATATAGATTAGCGGTTTAAAATGCTCGGCGTATATGGTACTGGTAATACAGAGGCTCCACAGACTGATGGTATGTTTCAGGGTCTAACTAATTTTCTTGCGGCGGGTGGAAGTTTAGATGAATATATGGTTAGGGCATTTCCTCAGACAGCAGGGCTAAAAGATATGAAGAGATTTTCAGCCATACCTAAGAGTGTATTAAAAAACCCTGCAGCTTTAAGAACAGGTGCATCTAAGATTGCAATGATGGGATCTAGAAGATTACCAATAGCGGGAGGCTTATTACAAGCAGCAACTGGAGATCCAATTGGAGGTGCTGGCACAGCAATAGGTGGTGTTGTTGGAGGAGTACTTGGAGCACCATTCGGACCTTTAGGAATTGCAGCAGGTAGTATTTTAGGTAGTGGTATTGGACAAACTGGAACTAGAGCTTTAGCAGGGATAGATATAAATGATCCATATAGTGGTCCTGATCTAAGTGTGTTTGGTATACCTATAACTCCTTATGCCAAGACTAAAAAGAAAAAAGAAAGAGCTAGAGAAGAATTAGGTAAAGACATGGATGCAATGGAGCCATTTATTCAAAAGCAGATGGGTAGAGAAATGGCAGCTCAACAACAGGTTATATCAGGTAATATAATGCAAACTGCTTTAGGCAACGCACGTTTTGGGAGATAACTAATGGAAAAACAAGGCATTTTTCAAAAATTATTAAACTTCATGAAGAACACAGGTTCTTCTGCTTCTCAATTTTCTATAACTCCTACATTTACGAACCAGCAGGTAGGAGACTCATTTCAACAGATAACAAATGCTGGACTTCCAACACCTATAGTTCCTTCACCTATTAATTTCCCTACATCTAGTCCTGGTTTTGATGCAATGTTTAGGAAAGACAAAATAAATAAGGCGGTGAAAGTAGCAGATGAAAAAGGTGGAACTCCAGATTTATCAGATGTAGATATAAAGAAATCTAAATATCCTCAGGTAACTCAAGAAGAATTAGAAAAAGAAATAGCGAAACAAGAGAAAAAAGATGATAAGTTTAATTTTGAAAGATTTATGAAAGATCAAAGAGCATTTGATCAAAAACTGTTAAATCAAGCATACATAGCTGGAGGAGCTTCAGATGCAGGTAAGAGTATTTTGGAAGGTAGTAAGGTAGCTGCTGAAAGTGTTGTACCTAACATGATGGCTAGTACTACAGGTCTCTTAGCAAGTATGGCTAAAGGTAATACTGCAATTGCAGCTGCTTTTGGTATTCCTATTTCTCCTATGAAGAGAATGGGTTACTACAGTTAAAATATATATAAGTAGGAGGTAAAATGTTCGGAGCACTTATAGGAGGAGGATTAAGTTTAGCAGGTAGCATAATGGGTGGAAATCGTGCCCTAAGAGCTGCTGAACTTGGAGCTAAATCAGATGCTGATAAATTAAAGTTCGGTATCATGGGTCAACGTGAGCAAGGATATGGTGCTGCAGCTGGTGGTATAGCAGGTAGAGTAGGTCAGGATATATTAGCTACTTTAGGAGAAGGAAGGGAAAGAGATGCGTTTAATTATATGACAGGAATAGGAGCAGATAAGAAAAGAGCTGCAAATATGGCTGATATGAGAGCATTTACAGGGTTTAAATTAAGTCCTGAATTTGGAGAAGCCAGAAGAAGAGAATTTGCCAGAAAGAAAGACATGCTTAGAGCACAAGCTCTGTATAGTCCTCAAGCATTACAATATGGACCTATATCATTTCCTAGAGTAAGTTAAGGAGAATAAATGGGAGCACCATCAATTACATATGAATCACCGAAGATCGAAAAGGATAATACCTTTCGAGATTATCTTCAGTACCAGCAAGATCGTGAATTACAATTAGATGAACGTGCTGATCAGGCTAGAGATAGAACAGATGCTCAAAAACGTAGAAGAAGAGAACAAGGTGCTTTAGGTTTTGATGCTTTCTCTCAGAATCTGAAGAGTCAGTTAGAATCTGGTGTTACACCATATGCAGATGCTCAGACTAAATTACAGGATTATGTTGCTAGATATGATTTAAAAGCTGGTTTCCAACCTGATACTCAGACTAGACAACAAACATATTTTGAAGATGTACTAGATGATGAAGGAAAGAAAACAGGCGACAGAATTCAGAAGACAAGAGAAATAACTGTAGATACTCCCGGAGCAACTCCCGGATTTGAATTTGATACTTCTACACTGGGTGATTTTAGCGGTCAATTACAAACTTTATACACAGGTACAGGAGAGATAGATACCACAACAGGTAAGAAAGATAGGGGTATAAGAGGACAAAGGTTCACTGCTGGAGTTGAAAAAGCCTATAGAGATTTACTTGGAAGAGAAGGAACTGCAGATGAATTATCTACGGCAATGACAGATTTTGATAATGCTCTTTACACAAGTGCTGGAGACTTTAGAGATCAGTTAAAAGGATCTAGTGAATATAGTAAGCAGTTCAATAATAACTACATGGATAACTACTATGACACCATGTATGCAAGTAGTCCGGCAGATAGAACAGATGCTGAAGGTAATGTATCTAAGAAACGTAAATATACATTTGATTCATCTGTGTTACCTGGTTTTGATGCAGATCAATTATCTGATACTGGTATAACCTTACCTGATTATGAAAAGTACTTTGAAGAAGCAAGATCTGTAGCTGAATTAGAAGATCAAAGACAAGGTATTGCTCAGACTAGAGACTTTATATATCAATCAGGTATTACAAGTTTACAGGGTGAGATAGAGAAAGAAAATAGAAAGATTGAGATACAAGGTAAGAAAGATGTAGCTAAGATTGACCAAGCTACCAATATGTATAGTAACTTGATAGGGTCATTTAACTTCTAAGTTTAATAATCCTATAATAAAAATATTGAAATTTTAAAAAAAAATGGCCGCCCCAGATTATAACGTTGGTGTAGAGGGATCTACAACTGGAAGCGATACTTCCGGTAATTTTGATATTACCAGATTTGAAGAACTACTAAACAGATTGGAAGCCTCAAAAAAGCGTCAGTCTAGACAAAAATCAGTAGAAGGACGTAGAGACATCTTTGCTCAAGGTCTTGCTGGCATGATGAGCAATTTCTAAGTATTCTAGAATAGATAGGTTACCACTATGGCTGTTGATAAAACTTACGAGTCAGACGATTACTTTGATCTGGATAAGTATCGTCAAGCCGCTGGTGTAGCTTACGAATTTTCCAAAAAGAAAATGGAGACTGCTGGTGAACAAGAAAGAGAAACAATTGGTAAAGGTGGTTCCGAGCAAAGGAAAACAGGCGAACAAGAACAGAGATTTAGGGAAAGGGACGAAGAAAGAGATCGTAAACAAGCCAAATCAGCTTATAAGTATTGATCTCTTTAATACATGGGTAGATAATCTTGACTCCTCTACACAGGAGTCTTTTTGTTCTTTTGCTGCCGATAATTATTCTGTAATTGAAGTTTATTTATATGCACGTTTTTTAGGTTATGAAAGTTCAATAACTGCTTGTGATCTATGGATAAAAGATAACTATAAAAAACCTGATCACCGAAAAAAGTTATTGTATGAGATAACTGAGATGCAAGAAGATATCAGAAAGTTAAGAGATGATATTGAAAATGGTGCTGTAAAAAGGGATGCTGGAGTTGGTCGTATTGCTCAAATGCAGAAAGAACTTAGAAGTACCATATCAGAAATAGAGAACTTTACTAATACCAAAGACAGAAAAGGATTGTTGATGGCTGGTGCAGATAGAGCTATTCGTGAGTTAATGTTTATATTTAAAGATGACCCAATAGAAACTCCTTTGGAAGAAGCAACTATGAGTGTATGGGCAAGAATGCAATTACAAGAGTAGTTCAGCTAAAATAAAGAGAAATGAATAAATAAGATTAGTGCATAATGGCTAAGAAAAAAATGCCACCTCAGCTTCTTGAGTACTTTAAGAATAAGAACGATAAAAAAGAAGACGGCTCTAAGATGAGTGATAAAGAAAAACGCTCAGAAGCTTTGGATAAAGCTAGAAAAGCTAAGAAAGCCGCTAAGACTTATAAAGATAAGAAAGAAGCAGAGAAGCCAAAAGACAAGAAGTAAGTTAATATTTAGTAGTAGCTTAAGTATTAATAAGTGCCTTCATATCAGCACCTAGCCTATCGTCGTAATGCGAAAGCTGCGGCTCGTAAACAACAGATCAAAAAGCCTAAAAATCTTGAGCTTATAGAAAAAGCTAAAGAAGATTTTGGGTTTTTTTGTGAGTATGTAGCAGATAAACCACCAGCAACACATCATAAAATCTGGCATGAACATTTTATAACTAATGAAGATAGTAGTTGCTTAATAAAAATAGCTGGACCTAACGTAGATCTGTTAGCTCCTAGAGGGTCTGCTAAATCGACTGTACTAGGTCTTTTAACCGCTTGGGCTATTGGAGTTCATACAGAGGCTAAACTGCCTCTACAGGTTCTTTACCTTTCATATACGGTTGATATAGCCAGGTCTAAGTCTGCAACCATAAAAAGAATTATTGAAAGTAAACGATATCAAGAAGTATTTCCAAGAGTAAGACTACTTAAAAATGTAACCAGTAATGAATATTGGTCAATAGATCATAAATTTGCAGGGATAGACACCACTGGTGAAGAACAATTCACATTATGTGCAGCTGGATTGAAAGGCTCAGTTACATCTAAGCGTTCTCATTTAGTTATGATTGATGACGCAATTAAATCTGCAGCTGATATTGCTAATCCAGATATAAGAAAACAAATGCAAGAGAACTGGAATGCAGTCATAGGTCCTACTATGTTTGAAGGAGCCAGAGCTATTTGTTTAGGTACTAGATTTAGACATGATGATATACACTCAACTACATTTAATGAACAGAATAATTGGAGTCAGATTGTCTTATCAGCTATTTTAAGTGATGAAAAAACAGGAGAAGAAGAATCATATTGGCCAGAGATGTGGTCTTTGGAATATTTGAAAGAGAAAAAGAGACAAGCACCTATTGCTTTTTCTTTTCAATACATGAATCAGATAGTCAGACAGAATGAACTATCCTTAGCACCTGAACTTATTGTTAAAGCTGAAATAGCAACTGAGTTTGATACTCTTGGAATAGGTGTTGACTTATCTGCTGGTACTAGAGAAAAGAATGACTATACAGTTATGGTTTTGGGAGGACGAATAGAAGATCGTATTCATATCATTGATTATCGAAGAATTCGAGTTATGGGTAATTTAGAAAAACTAGATGCCTTAAAAGAACTATTACATGATTGGTCAGTTATAGGACAAGATGTAAATGGTAATTATTTCCCAACTTTCTCAACTTGTGATATATGGTCTGAAGCCGTTGCATATCAAGCATCTTTAGAAGCAGATTTTAAAAGAGTCTGTCTTACTAATGGAGGTTTATATAATTTGATTTGGCATCCAGTTAAAGGATTTAGGGCAGATAAGTTAGCTAGATTCAGAGGAATCATGGGTATGTTTGAAGATAGAAAGATAGTATTCAACAGATTTAGAAACTTTACCCATATGTTTGAAGAATTAACTAATTTTGGAGTAAGTGGACATGATGATTGTGTAGATGCTTTAGTTTGGCTTGTAAATGGATTAGCCCGTAAAGGTCAACTTCATTTAGACTTTTAATGTAAGGG